AATGGATGTTTTCTATTGGATTCGCAACATCTTATGATGACTACTCTAAGTATTCTAACAAGGGAGATAAAACACAACTCCTAGGAGAGCAAGATGCTGTAGTGGCGTTTCTTTCATCTAAAGGAAATCCAACCAGACACATTAAGTTCTTTAATGCAGTTCCGATTGCTTTATCTGGAATTGAATTTACAACGCAAGACCCATCAACCAATTATGTAATGGCATCTGCAACTTTTGCATATGATTATTTTGACTTTATTGATTAAATTATGATTACTATTGAAAAAATTAATGAAGCATTTATTAGAGTAATGTCTGATATTGCAATTGAAACTGATATCAAAGAGCATTTTACTTATAAGATGCCGGGATATCGTTGGCACCCCAAGTTCAAATCTGGGCTTTGGTCCGGGGATATTTCTCTATATAATATGCAGACTAAAAGACTACCTATTGGTTTGTATCCAAGACTAATTAAATTTATTGAAGATTCCAATTTAGAATATAAGATTAGAGAAAATGATGATTATTCATTTGATACATCAGATATAACTATTGAAGAAATTTCAGAATATATCGATTCTCTCGATGTTTCTCTACCAAATAATTCAAAGGTTAGAGATTATCAGATTGATGCTATCTATAATACAATTAAACAAAAGAAATTAACTCTGCTGTCTCCTACCAGTTCAGGAAAAAGTTTAATTATTTATTGTATTATTAGATATATTCTAGATCAAAATCCTCATGCTAAGATTATTCTAATGGTTCCATCTGTTCAGTTGGTCAATCAAATGTTTAATGATTTTGAAGAATATTCCGAAAATAATGGATTTGATGTTGCAAAATATACACAAAAGTTATTCTCCGGTCAACCAAAAGAATTAACTAAAAATCTGTTGATTACAACATGGCAGTCACTTAAAAACATTGCTGCATCGCCTACCAATGGTCCCATGATCATGGGAGAGTATACAGCAGTTTTTGCTGATGAAGCTCATTCTAGTTCTGCTAAAGAAGTACAAGCTATTCTAGAAAAATGCAAGAATGCTGTATATAGAATTGGTACAACTGGAACTTTGAATAATGAAAAAATTCATCAGTTAATGATTGAAGGGTTTCTAGGACCAGTCTATAAGGTAATTTCAACTAAGGAATTGATTGATACCCAACAGGTTTCTGATCTTGATATTAGATGTTTTTCACTAAAATATCCAGAAGCAATTGCCAAGTCATTTAAGAAAGTTAACTATGCAGATGAAATTAATTTTCTAGTAACTTTAAATAAAAGAAATGACTTCATCTGCAAAATGGCACTAGCTGCTACTGGAACCACTTTGATATTAGTCAATCATGTAAATGATCATGCTAAACCTCTTTATGATAAGTTAAAGGAAATGTCTGATAAACCAGTATACTATGTTTCTGGTCAAGTTTCTGCTCAGAGGCGAGAAGAAATCAGAAAAGTTGCAAATATGGAAGATTGTATCATTGTTGGCACATATGGTACACTACAACAGGGTGTTAATATTCCAAATATCAGAAATGTTATCTTTGGTTGTCCATCTAAATCTCCAATTAGAGTATTACAGTCTATTGGTAGAGGATTAAGACTCCATAAAGATAAAGATAAAATGGTATTAATTGATTTAATAGATGATATTAGACATAAAAAGAATGAAAACTATTCATATCTTCATGGTCTAGAAAGAATATCTATTTATAGAAAAGAAAAGTTTAATATTACTATTAAAGAAATACCATTTAATGTTTAATTAAATATAATACTTTATAGATATAATAAAAATACTATAAAGTATTATATAATATAATATATTCTGAAATTTCTAGAGACTGGTATTTATACTCATTTACCACCAAAAGCCCCTATAGGTCTTATTATACCACTGTTTTTGATGCTGTCAATAGGGGTTTACCCTAATGTTGTTTTTATGCAACATTGACAGACCATATATTCTTATGATACTATGCGTCTCCTACATCAAGGAAAGCCTCTAGGAAGCGTCAGATCGGCGTATGCGAGGCTTTCTTTAACAGTTGACCTTACCCTACATACATCATGCTTTGGCTTCAAGAAAAGTACATAAATCTTATCTCTCATAGGCTACCTCTGTTTAAGAAGGTGCGGCAGAATCAGTACGCATTCCGTTGTGTCATCTGTCATGATTCTAAGACCAACAAATATAAAACTCGTGGCGGACTGTATGTTCACTCTGGTGCTCAGGAATATAATTATGGTTGCTTTAACTGCGGCGCTTCCATGAAGTTCACCACGTTTCTGAAGCAGTTTGACCCTTCTATGTATGATGAGTATCAACTAGAAGCATTCAAAGAATCTCAGACTGATTTCTCATATCAGAAAAAAGAAGAACCAAAGGCAGTTCAAAAGAAAAATAAGATTGATATGTCTGCTCTAACCAGAATAGATCATTTTGATGAAGATCATCTAGTGATGAAGTATATCCTTTCTAGAAAAATTCCAAAAAATCAATGGAAGAAACTTTATTTTTGTCCTAAGTATCTAGAGTGGATTTCTTTGTATACAAAGAAGAAATATAATAAGGCGGCAGAACATCCTAGGTTGATTATTCCATTTTTTGATCGATATGGGAATATCACCAGAATTTCTGCTAGAGCATTTGGTAACGAATCTCCTAAGTATCTATATACAGTAATTAATAAAGAATCAACTAGGCTATATGGAATCGACTCTATTGACACCAAAAAACCTGTCTATGTTGTTGAGGGACCATTAGATTCTTTGTTCATTGAAAATTCTATTGCTGTTGGTATGGCATCATACGAAGACCCTGAACTAAATAATATTCCAGACAAGGTTTTTATTCCAGACAATGAACCTAGGAATAAAGATGTCTGCGAAAATTTCAGGAAAGTAGTTGAGCGTGGCGAGAAAGTCTGCATCTGGCAAGAAGACACAGAAAAAGACATCAATGATATGATTAAAAATGGAAAAAGTATTGAATCTATTATGCGTCTAATCAGAGAGTCTACCTTTTCTGGTATTGAAGCCAAACTAAAATTTTCTGAGTGGATCAAGTATTGATCCCTTGGTTATGATATAATGTAGAAAGTTTAAGTCATGAATGAATGTTTGATTATTACTTTACTTATCATTTATATGATATTTTTAGATGATTATAAATTAATGTTTCAGATGTTTATTCTTGGTTTAGAAGACAATCATCTTAGAATGATTGAAAGTCCAAAAAGTAAATGGTTGAAAGAGGAATAAAAGGTAAATGACAAATAAGTATTCAATTAATATTGATTTTTCTCGTGATTCAATGTTTGATGAGATTTCGTTAGCTCGACTGCGAGATTCTTATATGATGGAAGGTGAAAAATCGCCACAAGAGCGTTATGCTTATGTTTCATCTCAATTCGCATCAAATCAAGAACATGCTCAACGTCTTTATGATTATGCGTCAAAACATTGGCTTGGATATTCAACTCCAATTCTATCATATGGACGAAATAAAAATGGTCTGCCAATTTCATGTTTTTTGACATTTGTAGATGACACCAAAGAAGGTTTGGTTGATGCCCTGTCAGAGACAAACTGGTTATCTATGCTTGGTGGCGGTGTTGGTGTATACTTTAATATCCGTTCGACTGATGAAAAATCAGTCGGTATTATTCCTCATATGAAAGTATATGACGCTTCATCTCTGGCGTATAAGCAAGGAACAACTCGCCGTGGGTCTTACGCGATGTATCTTGATATCAGTCATCCAGACATTATTGAGTTTCTTGAAATGCGAAAAGAAACAGGTGATCAAAACCGAAAATGTTTGAATCTACATCATGGCGTAAATATTCCAGATTCTTTTATGGAGATTATCAAGAATTGTATGAATGATCCTACATTCGATGATTCTTGGGAGCTTCGTGATCCATCAACTGGTAGGTTGCATGAAACTGTTTCAGCAAAAGACCTATGGATGAGAATTTTGGAACTTCGTGCTGGTGCTGGTCGAGGTGAACCATATCTACATTTTACTGGAAATGTTAATAAAGCAATTAAGCAACACCTAAAGGATGTTGGTTATCATGTATGTCAATCCAATATTTGTAGCGAAATTGAATTGATGACAACTAAAGATAAAACTGCTGTATGTTGCTTGAGTTCTGTTAACCTAGAAAAATGGGATGAATACAAAGACAATTATCAATTTTTCCGAGATGTAATGGAAATGCTTGATAATGTTATGCAAAGATTTATTGATGATGCTCCAAAAGAAATTAGTCGTGCTATTCTATCTGCTGTTGAAGAACGATCTGTCGGCCTTGGTGTAATGGGATTCCATTCTTATCTTCAAAGTAAGGGAGTTTCATTTGAATCTGGCTCTGCTAAGTTGATTAATAAGCAAATCTTTAGAAGAATTAATCAATACACAGAAAAAGCAAACATTGAATTGGGGTCCGAACGTGGTTCTCCAAAGCTATTAGAAGGAACAGGCTATAGATTTGCTCATACAATGGCTATTGCTCCTACAGCAAGTAATGCTGTCATCTGTGGTAATGTATCACCATCAACTGAACCGTGGAGAGCAAATGCTTTTAGGCAAGATACTCTATCTGGAACTTTTATTCAAAAAAATAAACATCTAGATTCTATTCTTAGACAAAAACTTAGTGAAGATGATTATAATAAAGCATGGACACAGATCATTCAAGATGAAGGTTCTGTCAAAAATCTTGACTGTTTGACTGAGGATGAAAAGAATGTATTCAAGACTGCTCCTGAAATTGATCAGTTAAAGTGTGTTGAACTTGTTGCTGATCGTCAAGTAGATATTGACCAAGGACAATCATTTAATATCTTTATTCGTCCTAATATTTCAATTTTTGATCTGCATAATATACATTTTACTGCTTGGGAAAAGGGAGTAAAAGCAATGTATTATGTTAGAACAGAAAAACTAGCCAATGTTGATAAAGTTGGTCAACGAATTGAAAGAGTTAGGATTGAAGATGAGACTTCACAAAAATCGGAACAAGATGACGAATGTTTGTCGTGTCATGCCTAAGTAATATGGTATGATCTATGGGGTGGTGTTATCAATAACACCACATCTTTAAATTAAAAAATTTGTAAAAAATGTCAAAAAAGCAAAAACTGAAACTAACAGACGAACGACTAGCATTTAAGCCATTCTCATATCCAAAATGTTATGACCTTTGGCTTAAACACGAGCAAATTCATTGGCTTCATTCTGTTGTTCCAATGCAGCAAGATGTTTATGATTTCAAAAAAAGACTAAGTGATGACCAGAAATTGTTTCTAACTCAAATTCTGCGTCTTTTTACACAAGGAGATATTGATGTAGCTGGTGGATATGTAAATAATTATCTTCCAGTTTTTAAACACCCAGAAGTTCGTATGATGCTACTTGGGTTTGCTGCAAGAGAAGCAATTCATATTGCTGCATATTCACATCTTCTTGAAACTCTTGGCTTTCCAGATTCAACATACAATGAATTTATGGAATATAAAGAAATGGCAGATAAACACAATTATGTGGATTCAATTGCTCAATCTGGAGATTCAAATAGTGTAGTTCAACAAATGTGCGCTATTTCTGCCTTTACTGAAGGTATGCAATTGTTCAGTTCTTTTGTTATGCTTTTGAATTTTGGGCGAAACAATTTGATGCCGGGAATGTCAAAAATTGTTACTTGGTCTATTATTGATGAGACAATGCATTGCGAAGGAATGACATATCTATTCAGAGAATTTATTAAGGAAAATAAAGAAATTTGGACAGATTCGTTAAAGAGCGAACTTTATAAAATTGCTGAAAAAATGGTCGAGCTAGAAGATGCATTTATTGATCTAGCATATTCTAAAATGGATGGAACCGAATTTAAAATTCCTCTAAAAAAGGAAGATATGCATGTTTATATTCGATATATCGCAGATAGGCGATTGATTGCTCTCGGATTAAAGGGAATTTTTAAACAGAAAAAGAATCCTTTGCCGTGGGTTGACGAAATGCTTGCTCTCCCATCGCATACTAATTTCTTTGAACAAACAGAGTCATCTTATTCGAAAGGCGCTCTGACTGGTTCTTGGGATGATGTTTGGGCTTCTTGATTTTTTAAAAAGGAAAATAAAAAATGAATGTAACTATTTGGTCAAAGCCTGCGTGTCAATATTGCGATATGGCAAAAAACCTACTAAAATCGAAAGGAATTGACTTTGATGAAAAAAAGATCGGTGAAGGGTATACTCGGGATGATCTGCTGGCAGCAGTTCCTACTGCCAGAACCGTCCCACAAATTTTTGTTGATGACAAACTTATTGGTGGGTTTCAAGAACTGAAGGCTTTTCTAGCCTAAACTGTGGTATAATATAGTTTCACAACAACCTAGGAGTAGACTGATGGGCAGTGCCCGATTTGACATCACTGAAGATGGTATTTCTTTCCGTAAACCTAAACCTCGCAATCATGTTGCGAAGGACTTGTTTGATGGTGCATACTATCAACGAAAGGAAGAGCCGAAAAACGCTTTTAAAAGGAAAGAAAAATACAATAGCTGGAAGCATATGATTGATGAAGATGACGACTATGATGAAGGTTGGGATGGCTAAATGTTGACTATGGAAGAATTGATGGAGGAATGGAAAAAAGACTCCATCATTGACAGGGATCATCTGGATACCGCATCTCTGATGACTGCCAACTTCCATCAAAAATATCTTGATCTTTTGACTCACTATAAAATCAAGATATTTGCTCTAGATAAAAAGTATCTGGAAATGAAAGGACTTCGTTCCAGATACTATAATGGTCAGATGACTAAATCTGAACTAGCAGAGTATGGTTGGCAGCAATACCAGTACAAAACTCCGTTAAAATCGGAACTTGAACGACTACTTGAAACTGATCAACATCTTCTTAATATTAAAGACAAAACTTCGTATTATACATTTTGTTTTGAGTATTGTGAGGAAGTAATTAAGTCCCTTCGGGACAGAAATTATCAGATTCGGGCAGCTATTGACTTTATAAAATTCCAAGCAGGAAATTAATATGATTGAAAAACTAACCAAGTGTCTAAAACTCCAAAATAAATTTAATGCGTCTGTTAATCCAGATTGGCAGACTGCTGGATATGCATGGAAACGTGCTATGTGGGTAGAAGCAGCAGAACTTACCGATCACCTTAATTATAAGTGGTGGAAAAATGTAAACAAGGTGGGTGATCGTGAACAGGCATTGCTAGAGGCAGTCGATATTTTTCATTTCCTGTTATCGGATGTAATGATTCAATGGCAAGAAAACTATAAGAGTGATCCTCTATTTGTTCAGAAACAACTTGCAAATGCATATGATTTTGCTCTCAAGCATGGTAAGCAATCCGAAAAAGAAGTGACTTTTCAAAAGATTGAAGATTTTGTTTCTGACTGCGTAGAAGGTCGAAATGCAGTAAAAACTTACTTCAATATGATTGTTGCTCTCGGTTTTACCTTGGAAGATGTGGTAGACTACTATCTTGGTAAGAATGCCCTGAACCTATTTCGTCTTGATCATGGATACCGTGAAGGCACTTACCAAAAAGTTTGGAATGGCAAAGAGGATAATGTTATTCTCGATGAAATTCTAAAAACTGGTGAACGAAACTTCGATTCTATCTATCTGGAATTGAATCGTCGCTATGTTGAAGCACTCTCTGTCTAAAAAGGAACTTATATTATGAAACTCTCGAAAAACACTCTGGCAATTCTGAAGAACTGTTCTTCAATCAACTCAAACTTGATGCTCAAGGCTGGAAACACTCTTGCCAGCATTTCTCCTTCTAAGTGGGTCTATGCCGAATATCAGATTGAAGAATCTTTCCCACAAGACTTCGGTATCTATGACCTGCATGAGTTCATCTCTGTTATGTCAATCTTTGATGACCCAGAAATCGAATTTGATGGTAATGTCATGTATATCTCTGAAGGCAAGAATCGAGTTCGATACGGCTCTGCTGATGCTGGCGTTCTGATTGTCCCAAAGAGTTCTCCTAAGTTCCCAGCAAATCCCGATGTTTGTTTTGAGCTTACCAAAGAAAATCTGGCTCAGATTACTCGTGCCGCATCAATTCTGAAGGTTCCGTTTGTTTCGATTGTCGGTGATTCTAATATCATTTCGATTGTTGTTCAGGACAAGAACAATCCAAACTCCAATCAATTTCAGATTGAGGTTGGTGAGACTGAATTTACATTCTCTGTTAATCTAAAGGTTGAACTCATGAAGATGATGTCTGAGACTTATGAAGTGTGTCTGTCTGCCGATAAACGCGCCTGTAAGCTGGTTGGCGAAGATAAGCTGTATCTGCTGGCATGGGAAACAGATTCGACCTTCTCTAAGTGATCTGAAGGATTTGTGATATAATTATAGGGAGGGTAATGCCTCCCTTCTTCGTTTTCTATAAAGGATTTATATAATGAGTGACAACAAAAGTTTCCTTCTAGTGGAACAATATCGTCCCAACACAATTGATGAATGTATCCTTCCTGTTCGCATCAAGGACAAGATCAAACAGTTTGTCTCTAAAGGTCAAATTCCGCATCTGATGTTCTATGGTACTGCCGGTCTTGGTAAGACTAGCCTAGCATATGCCATTTGCAATGAAATTAATGCGGACTATATCTATATCAATGCATCGTCAGAAAACAGTATTGATGTTGTTCGCAACAAGATTTCTCAGTTTGCATCAACTGCTTCGTTTGAGGGAAATCTAAAAGTTGTTATTTTGGATGAGTGTCTGTCGGAACACGAAAAAGTTCGAATTGGAACTATTGATTCGTGGGTCGGGGTTCCATTGAAAGATTTGAAGCGAGACACTGTGTACCCAGTTATTTCATTCAATATTGAAACGGGAGAATTTGAAAATGATACTGCTCAAATTATTTCTGATCGAGAAGATGAACTTTATGAAGTAGAACTAGAAAACGGGGATAAAATTGTTGCAAATGATCAACATCCGTTTATGTGCATCGATCAAACTGGAAATATTGTAGAACGTACAATTAAACAGGGATTTGATGGATTCAAAGTAATTAAGAGCAAAAAATGATTTTTGCTAAATAGTAGTAGTGTGTGTTGCTGCTGTATTGGCGTACAGCAGCAATCAATAACGAGGCAATTGACCCACACACTATAATACTATTTAACGAGGATCATTATGGCTTCTTTCACAAGTCCGTTTACCGGAAAGATTTTTACATCTATACGTTCTACTATAAATCATTTACGATATATAGAAAAAACTACTGGAACTCCTTATTATGATTTAAGCAAACAGTTTTATGATTTTAATAATCATGATTCAACTGTTTGTGAATTATGTGGTCAAGAAAAAACATTCAGAACTTTATCTATTGGATATTTTTGCGAAAACAAAATATGTGTCGATAAAAGATCGCTTTCGGCAAGACTATCTTTTAGAGGAAAACATAAAGAAGATTATGTTGAATATATAAAAAATAATATTGAATTTTATCGAGATAATATTGATAATAAAAATGTCATCGATCCATTTTTTAATAAATCAACATTAAAGCAAAATCTTAGAACTTTTGTTTCAAAAAATATTGGAGCAAACAATAAAGAAATAAGAGAAATATTTCAATACAAAAAATATTGTGCTGGTTGCGATTCGTATTATAATGATGACCCATTTAAGCCAATTAGAAAAAACTGCGGAAAACCAAAATGTTCTTCTTTTATAAAAAATTTTGGTGAAACAAACTTAATAAATTCTAGAAATTTTATATCAAAATGTTTAGATATTTTAAATAATCCAGATGCTGATATTTTATTAAAATTTAACAAAATTAAAAAAGAGTTAATAAATGTTGATGTACACACAACAAAATTTTTAGTTAAGGAGTTTTATAAAGAAACCAAAATAACACTAAAAGATAAAATAAACATATCAGTATGTTTAAACCATTTGATTATTGATCCCGAGAAAATTCAATATGTTATTGTTAACAATAACATATTTTTATCGTATCCTAATGCAACAAAAGAACATTTTATAAAATTTTTTAAAGAAAATAAAGATGATTTAGAAAAAACTTCATATTTTTCAAATTGTGTGATATGCTCAAATCATATGCAACAGACAGAATTTTTCACCAATAATCACATTAGTAGATTCTGTAGCAATAATTGTTATCGCATAAGCCTAACGAGAAAAGAAGAATTTCATCCAACACTAATCCCAACAGAAGAATCTAGAAAAAAATCTTCAGAAAGAATGAAATCTCTAATTTTAACTGGAAAATTTACTCCAAATGTAACAAACTCTTGGTGTAGGAGCAAAATCTGTGTTACAATAAACGGAGTTGATATTGATGTTAGATCATCATGGGAAGCAGTGTTTTACTTAGCAAATCCACATCTAAAGTATGAGTTGATCAGAATACCATATAAAAGACCAAATGGAAAGGTATCAAACTACATAACAGATTTTGTCGATGATGTAAAAAAGATCGTTTATGAGATAAAACCAAATAGCGAAAAGGATACTGAAATATATGCTTTCAAAGTTACAGCTGCAAAACAATGGTGCTTAGATAATGGTTATTCATATGTCATAATAAGCGATGAATGGTTCTTTGATTATTTTTTAACAGATTCGTATGTAGATGATTGGAAAGATCAACCATCATATGAATTGATTATTAAAAGAATGAAACAGTTTATGAAAAAGGAAAAGTGAAATGTACGAAACATACTCAGTGAAATCTGTCACAAAAATTGGTCGCGGTCGCGTCATCAACCTTACCGTTGATAAGAATCATACTTTCTTGACTGAAAACGGTATAGTCACTCACAACTGTGATCGACTATCAAATCAAGCGATGGATTCTATGAAATCAGTTATTGAGCAGTTTCACCAGAATACTCGATTCATCTTTACTAGCAACAACATCCATAAGATTATTGAGCCGATTCGTTCACGTTGTATTGAATTTGATTTCAACCCAACAGATTCAGAAAAACAAGAGCTATTAGTTCTTGCGATGAAACGAGTTGTTTCGATTCTGAAGAAGGAAGAAATCAAGTTTGATATTCCTGCTGTAGCTGGCCTTGTTAAGAAATACTATCCCGATCTTCGTAAGACTCTGAATGAGATTCAGCGTTATTCGGCATCTGGTCAGATTGATTCTGGTGTTATGGTTGCGCCAAACACATCAATGGACGAACTTGTTGCTTCAATGCGCGGGAAAAAGCTAAACGATATTCGTAAGTGGCTGGCGCGAAATTCTGATTTTGATCCGACTAGCGTTTTCCGTTATTTCTATGATAATCTGGATATGTTTGTTCCACAATCGATTCCAAATATCATCCTAATTCTGGCTCAATATCAGAGCTATTCGGCAGTTGTTGTTGACCAAGAAATTAATATGGCTGCATGTTTGGTTGAAGTCTGTCAGGCTGCGGAGTGGAAAAATGCTTGATATTGAATCTACTGGTGTATATATCGAAGAAGTCAAAGAGGAAGTTAAATCCAAAAAACTTTCTCCGTTTGAGTTTGTTAATTCAATCACGGAAACTAAGGAAGATATGTTCGCAGGAAATGAATCTTCCTATAATCGATTTATTATCGATAAGGCTCTTTCGTTCAACTCTGATTGTCTATTTTTCGTCGCGGAAATAGCGAAGTATCCAAATATTCCGGATAATGCTCACTATCAATTTTATCTAAATAGTATAAGTAAGAAAAAACGATATTCTGGGTGGACTAAAAAAGATACTATCTCGGATGATGTTTCTCTTATTATGGAGGCATTTGGTTACTCAACCGAAGATGCAATGACTGCGCTTGAGGTGATGAGTGATAAACAGGTGCTTGAGCTAAAAGAAAAAATGAGTAAAGGTGGACGTTACAATGATCCAAAACGAAGACATTCTGTATGACTGGTCAATTGACAAGATGGTTGAAATTAAGCTGGAAAAACCAGATGATTTCTTAAAAATTAAAGAGACGCTGACGCGAATTGGTATCGCTTCCAAGAAGGAAAAAAAGCTATATCAAACTTGTCATATTCTTTTTAAGCGAGAAAAATACTATATTATCCATTTTAAGGAAATTTTTAATATTGAAGGAAGGCCATCGACTCTAACACTTGATGATGTTGCTAGGAGAAATCGAATTGCATCACTAATTGAAGATTGGGGTCTTTGTAAGGTTCTAAATCCAGAGATGATTATTAACAAATCGTCAATGAGTTCTATTAAGGTTGTTCCTTATAAAGAACGAAGTCAATATACGCTAATTTCAAAGTATACCCTAGGAAAAAAGAAGTAATAGAGTATACTTAAAAAGAATGTGCGCCATAATGGGCACATGGTTAGCTGATCGCCTAAAGTATCAGCATTACTTGCTTAACTAAGGAGTAAATTAAAAATGGCTAAACTACCATCACTACTTGACTATGACACCAAGAAACTAATTCTGGGTTTTGAGTCTCTATATGATTCTCTTGAAAAACAAATCACCAGAGGGGTTGACAAGTTCCCTCCTCATGATATAATCAAGTCTGGTGACAATCAGTACACCGTTGTTATGGCAGTAGCTGGGTTTGACAAGGATGAAATTGAAGTTCTCATTGAAGAATCCAACCTTATTATCAAGGGGTCTAAGAAGAGGGTGGAAAAAACAAACTATATCTATCAAGGAATTAGCACTCGTTCTTTTGAGAAAGAATTCACGCTTGCTGAAAACATCGTAGTAGAAACCGCTAAGATCGAAGATGGTCTTCTTAAAGTCAACATGAAGCAGATCGTGTTGCCCGGAAAAGAAGCACGAAAGCTGTCAATCGACTAAAAAAGCAACTCTGCTTTAACTCGGAGGGGCCATCGGCCCCTTTTTAACTTTCTAGAATACAAAAATGAAAAGGATAATACTAACAATTCTGTTGGTGGGTCTACCGCTGACTTCTTTTTCCCAAGAAAATGTGTTACAATACTCTGCCAGAGAAATAAAATGTATGGGAGAAGCCATATACTTTGAGTCTCGTGGTCAACCACAAAAAGGAATGATTGCTGTTGCTCATGTGACAAAAAATCGTCTTGAGTCTGATGAATTTGATTCAGATAATGTGTGTGGAATCGTGTATCAGAAGGGACAGTATTCGTGGACCAAGAAGCGTAATCGCAAGATTATGGAACCAGAGCAGTTTTTCTTAGCTCTTGAGATTGCCAAGAAGGTTCTAGCTGGTGAAATTCATGATCCAACACATGGAGCATTGTTTTTCAAACGAGCCAAGAAAGTGCGTGGGATGAAAGCCAAAATTGGCGATCATGTTTTTTATTGAAAAGGAAATTTAAGTGAATATAATTAATTGTAATCTCCCAAATGGTTTTGTGTTTCTTCAAATTGAAAATGGAAAACCTGTCTATGCGGCATGTATGGATGGTGGTAGATTTCATGGTTGGCTTATGTGGAAACATCCCGATGGTCAGTGGGTTAGCAAACGAAAGTTGGAAGAATGGGAACTAATGCAAGTTGAAGATCAACGAGATTATGAAATCGTTCAAGGAAATTAATAAATTATATGAGTAAATTCTATACCAACATTGAACAACGCGGTGATTCTATTCTTTATATGGGTTGGGAGAATGGCCTTCCGGTAAAACAGAAGATCAAATATAAACCTCATGTATTCATTCCATCAAAAAATGAAACAGAATATAAAGCATTCTCAAACAAAAAGCATCTTCAACGAGTAGACTTTGATTCTATTTCTGATATGAAAGAGTATATCAAGACATACTCGGATGTTTCTAATTTTGAAATCTATGGTTGCTCCAATATTGTCAGACAGTTTACTCGGACTATGTTTGAAGGTGAGATTGACTGGGACTATGCTCAGACTAAAATCTGGTTCTTTGACATCGAGACTCGGGTAGAAGGTCTTGCTCTAGACCCCACTGAAAGCCAATATATCCGCGTAGGACACGAAACCTTCCAGAAGACATACCAAGACCTCATGTTGATGCTTGAGGACTCCGTATCGTTCGATTTGTTGGAAGATGGGGAGTATGTTCCGATCAAGGCTTCTAAGGCTTATCGTGCTGGGTTTCCTGATCCACAAAAAGCAGAACAAGAGATTCTACTGATTTCAATGATCGAGCATCATACTAAGAAGCTTTATGTCTGGTCAATCAAACCTATTCGGGAAGATAACAAAATTTTCGAGATGGGTGCAGATTTCAGATCATTTGACTCCGAAAAGAAGATGCTCAAAGACTTCTTGCTTTTCTGGAAGTCAAATCGAATTGATGTTATCTCTGGTTGGAACTCAGAGACTTTCGACATTCCGTATCTAGTAAATCGAATGCAGTTTGTTCTGGGAGATGAGCTAACCAATCATCTATCCCCTTGGAATGTTATTAAGGAACGCAAGTATGTAAGTGATAATGGAGAGGATGTTTCTACCTACGATATCTATGGCATAACCCATCTTGACTATTTGATTATCTATAAGAAGTTTAATCCCGGATCAAAAGAAAGTTTTAAACTGGATTATATTGCTGAATATGAACTAGGTGAAAGAAAGGTTGAGAATCCAACTGATAACTTCAAACAATTTTATACAGAGCATTTTGAGGTCTTCTGTGTTTATAATGCAATTGACGTAATGCTTCTACATAAGCTGGAACATAAAATGCTTATGGTTCGACTTGCAATGCAACTAGCATTTATTGCTAGATGTAATTTTGGTGATGTTGTCTCTGCTATGCGTCTTTGGGAATCTATTATCTATAACTATTTTATGGATGAGAAAGTAATTGAGGACTATGATCGAGAGAAGAAAGAAAAGAAGCAGATTGTCGGCGCATATGTTCATGAACCAAAACCCGGAAAATATGGATGGACTGTTAGTCTCGATGCATCTTCAATGTATCCTAGTATTATTATGCAAAATAATATTTCTCCGGAAAAGATTGTTCGCTTAGATGATTATTTCATTGATGATATTATTGCAAACAAGCATATTGGGAATGTTGATAACGGCACAATTCTGTCGTGTAATGGGTTGGTTACAACAAAGGATGGCGATGGGTTTATTCCAATTCTAGTTAAGCGTATGTTCGATCTTCGGAAAAAAACCAAAAATTTGATGCTTGAGAAGAAAAAAGAGCAGCAAGCCATCAAAGAAAGACTTGCTGTTTTAGGTGTGACAGTCGATTGATTTTATGAGGAACTTGTGTTATAATGAGTTCTTCATTTTTATATAGGAATTTTATGACGAATGAAGTAGAAGAACTAAAGAAACGATACTATCAACTGGATGAAGAAATATCAGCACTTGATGTTTCGCAGTCTTCTTATAAAGTTGCAGCAAATTCATTTTTCGGCATCACTGGCCTCCCATATTTCAAATACTATGACCCAAGACTAGCCGAAGCTATTACATCAACTGGACAAGTTTATATTAAAAAAACCAAAGAAATCTTAGATGAAATGTTCAATAAAATTCTAAAAACTAAAAATATTGAATACGTATCATATTGCGACACAGATAGCTCGTTTTTAGATTTTACCTCATTTGTTGATACTGTATTGAAAAATAAAACAAACAAAGAGGTCGTTGATTATATTGAAAATTTTGTTTTTAATCTTGTTCAACCTCATCTCAATAAAGAGCTATCTAATTTTTCCAAAACTCTTGGTGTAGATGATTGTAAGATGTTTTTTAAATTGGAGAAAATTGGCTCATGTATTTTCTTGGCTAAGAAAAAATATCTGTTTGATCTATTGTATGATGAGGGTGTTCGATATACTGAACCAAAAATGAAGGTGATGGGGGTAGAAATTGTTAGGTCGTCAACGCCATCTATCGTAAAAGACTATTTGCGGAACGCTGCTAAAATCTGTCTATCTGGAACAGAAGAAGAGATGCAAACATACGTGAGGGAAATTAAGAAAGACTTCATGAATCAACCATATTATGCAATCTCTTTTCCTCGTGGAGTAAATGGCCTTAAAACCTATGCATCAAATTCTTCTATTTACATGAAAGGGTGTCCAATTCATGTGAGGGCTTCTCTATTGTATAATTATCATCTAAAGCGTCTGGGTCTTGATACTAAGTATCCTCTGATTCATGATGGGGAAAAGATCAAGTTTGTCTACCTGAAGAAGCCTAATCACTTTCATGAAGATGTCATTGCCTTCCCGAATAAACTTCCTGTCGAATTTAATCTGGAACAGTATATAGACAAGGAGACTCAATTTGAAAAGACTTTCTTGAAACCGCTAGAGGGAATTTCGTCTGCTATTAAGTGGCATACATCCGAACAACCATCTCTAGATTCACTGTTCGATTAAAGCCTAAATACCCTACAAGTAACTAATTTGTAGGGTATTTCTTTGGCACGTATTAATTTAGATAAATTGGCAGATAGAGTGCTGTATGATAAAAAGGCAGCACTCAAATCTCAGGCATGGTTTGCCGAACAGGTGAAATATCTTGGGGACGCTGTTTCCCCAAATTCCGTTATGTCGAACTCCAATAGGCGACGTTCTACTATTATGCCTGGGTATATGCATATGTTTTTTTATAACGCAAAATATGCTGACATTCTTCCTTATTATGACACATTTCCAATAATCTTTCCATTCTCTAGAGATGCTGAAACCTTTACTGGAATTAACTTCCATTACCTTCCAGTTAAAATGAGAGTTGTATTATTAAAGCGACTTCTTGAATTTGCTACCGATAGTAAACTAAAAGAAAGTACAAAAATGGAAATGCAATGGAGTTATGTTTCTGGTTTGGCTAGATTTTCTGGAGTTAAAGCTGCTGTCAAAAAATATAGGTTTGACCATGTGCAGTCTCAGTTTCTATTTGTACCGGCTCCACAATGGTTCAATGCAGTCATGATTCCATTCGAGAGATTTAAGACTGGCGAAAGTGGAAAATACTATAGTAAAGAAAAAGTATGGTCTGATTCCATACACAAGGGTTAAAAATGAGCATTTTAAATTTTGCAACAGAATTAAGAAACAGAGGAATTGCTAGACAATCTCATTATGTTGTTGAGATTGTCCCTCCACCATTTTACTCGACTCCAATGGATGAAAGTTTTATTCCGTTATTCTGTGAACAGGCTCAGTTACCAGAAATAGCTTTGATGACTGATACCATTAAAGATAATGGGCTATTCAGGGAAGCAGTTTATGACAAGGCATATGGTTCTGTTACTATGACTTTTGCCTGTGATCAGAATATGATTGTTAAGAGTTTTTTTGATAAATGGGTTCTTGGAACAGTAATGAGTAAAGGGGGTGTATTTGCATATCCAAAGGAATATACTGCTCCTTGGATGCAAATACATCAACTTAATCAGGCTCTCGATACTGTATATTCCGTTAGATTGACTAATGTATATCCAAAAGTTGTAAATGACGTTATTCTAACAGCAAACTCTAGAGATTATAATAGAGTTCAAGTTATGTTCGTGTATGAGAGTTGGGATTCACAAGTAAACGTTATGAATGATTCTTATGTTAATAAAATAAATCAGGATGTTGCTGCCGGAAAAGAACCAGATTTTAACTCTGTCAAAAAGGGAATTATTCAGGCTGGTGCTGGCTTGATGACAGGAGAATATAATAATGGTGCTGGTAATACCGATTATACGAAAACTAAATTAAATTCTCTAATGGGAGCACAAAAAAGTTTAGTTGATAACTTAACAGATTGGAAGTAATATGAATAAATTTGATACGGCATTATCTAATTCATTTGGAATTGATGTTGTTACACCAAACGAAGTTGTTGAATATAAAGAACCTACCGAAGAAAATTCCCAGTTGGATGATGATATCGATTCAGTTCGATCTAATTTATATTCCTTATTAGAAAAAGGAGAAAGTGCTCTAGAAGATTTAACCGAAATTGCCAAGGCCGAAGAATCTCCTAGAGCATTTGAAGTATTAAATTCCATGCTCAATACTATGTCTGATATTTCAATGAAATTAATTGAAATTGAAGAACGAAAAGCTAAACTAAAAAAGATCAAGAACGAAAATTCTAATGCATCAGATTCACCAACAACTGTAAATAATAATAGTGTAGTTTTTGTTGGAACAACACAAGAATTACAAGAGCAGATTAAGAAACGCCTAAGTGGAAATTAAAAATGAAGAAAACATTGCCAATCGTTAATGCACCTACCCTAGTATGTAAGCTACCAGTATCCGGTATTACTGTAAAATATCGTCCTTTCGTTGTTAAAGAACAAAAGGCATTATTGCTTGCCAAAGACTCTACAGATCACGATTCTATTATTGAAACCATTAAATCGGTAATGGAATCTTGTACGGATGGCACTCTAGATTTTGATAAGGCAACAGTTGATGATATTGCTTACTTCTTTCTCCAATTGAGGATTGCCTCTGTTGGGCCTGATGTAAAATTTACTATTCCATGCGTATCTTGTTCAGAACCAGTTCTGATGAATCTTGATTTGACTGGAATTGGAATTGATGTGTCTGACGCGATTAACGATGTTAAGATAACCGATTCGATTGGAATTCGTTTCCGATTCCCAACATTCGAAGATACAGTAGCTATTGATGCGATGGAATCTTCTAGTCGTGGTGTTGGAATGATTAAAAGATTGATTGAATATATTTACGATGATGAACAAGTTTTTGATAAGTCTGAATATTCAGATTCGGAATTGGAAGAATGGATTCTAGGATTAAATGAGCAACAATTGACTAGAATTGATGACTTCTTAAATAGGATTCCTCATCTCAAGCATGAATTAAATTTCAAATGTCCTCATTGCAAAACAGAACAAAGCAGACTCGTGGAGGGTCTGCATAACTTTTTTCGTCTTGGTTCTCCTTCATGATTCGTTAGAAGATTACTATAGACTCAATACAAAACTAATGATG